ATGTCAAGCACTAAACAAGGTTTGTCTCCTGTATTTTTAACAGCAACCATTGTACTTTCGTCCATAAGTCCTGCTATACAAGTCCAAGACTTTTGTCCTGCTGGGTATTGTTTGTGTTTAATTTGTTGAATATGATGTCCTTTGTTCCAAAGAAACGAACCATTACCACTATTCCAAATAAATCTTATAGATAGTCTAGGCTCTCCAACTGAATTATGCCAACCTAAGTTTCCCCACTCTGCTGGTAATATGTGGCAAGACTTCCATTCAAATAGTTTACCTACTTCCACTTTAAATGAATCTAGTACTAAGTTGCTGGTGTTAAACCACTCGGTAGTCATATATCTTCCAGCGTAGTCTACTCCATTAGTTTCTCCCACTCCACTATGATTTTCATCGTTCATAGCATTTAACAGACCTCTTAAATCTGCTCTTGGAATTGGGTTTTTCTTAAATGTGTGAGGTAATCTAAACATTGCCTCTGCCATAACATCTATTTTAGCTAATACGCCCTTATTTCTTATCTGTATTTCCTTGTGATACATTCTCTGTTGTTACCTTGCGATAGTAAATTACTACCTCTTTGAGTTCACGAATATATCGTTTTAACTCTTGCGTGTTATATGCCATTAATTCATAGTCTGGCACACTCATGGCAAAGAAAACTACTTGCCCCTGTTCTTTTTTTACTCTTTCTAAAAACTCGTCTAAGTTTTTATCACTGACTACATACCAATGAGGCTCTTTCAAGTCTATTTCTCTTGGTAGTACTGGCTGTGCTATCTGCCTTTCTATTGGTTTAGCACTAACCTCTAATGTCTTGGTTGGTAGTAGGCTGCACGACGATACCATCATCAGCAGCGTCAATATCCCGACTGTCTTGTTCGATTCCATCAAATACCTCTTTTGTTGCTTTGTTTGCTCTAGTCTCTATGAGTCCAGGCTTTGCTGCGGCTAACTTAGTTAAGTTATGCCTTTTAAATATATCAAGATAGCGATTCATTTCTTTCTGTGCTTCTTGACTTTTTTGTTGTAATTCTGTTAATGACTTTGTTTGTAGTGCAAAGTCGTTTTGTAAAGTGCTAATTGCTTCTTCTTGCATTTGTACTGCACTTTCTAGTTTAATGTTGTTTGCTTTTAGTGTCTGGTTCTCACTCCATAAGAAATAACTTCCTAGACCTAATACTAAAATGATTGCTAAAAAGAACTGTTGCATTATAACTCCTCTATCTTATAGTTTAATCCTTCTGCTCCTCGGATTTCTACTACTTCTTTGTCCTCAGTTTGGAAACTAAGGAACTTGTCTTGTTTTTTGAAAAACTTGCGAACTATATAAGTTGCATCATCAGCGTCACCGTATGTGCTATTATAACTAACAGTTAGCTTATATCTTGTCGAGAAGAAACTAAGTATTTTTAACCAAATCTCTTTTAGTTCCATTTCTTATTTTGAAACATATTACCCTCTGCTTCCCTACGGCGTTTGAGTCCTTCTAAAACTTTTCCACCTGCTTTGTTCCATCTTGCCATTTGCGCTGGAATACCCTCATAATCGCCTGCATTTAGTACTTTTAACATAGTTGAGGCATTTAGATTACCATTGCCTAGATTGAATGTCCAACTGACTAATGCGTCAAATTGGTACTGTTTTAATGGTACTTCGACAGCTGCTCTAACATAGTCTTCGTACTCTATAATTTCTTCTACTAGCAAATTATCTGCTTCTTCTTGTGTAATAACTTTGCCTTCTACAGCAGTTTTTATATGACCATATCCTATAGTCCATACACCTGCAGCACATTTATATGCTTCAAGTTCACACCCTTCAAAGTGTTTAATTAATTCTAATCCATTTTCTGATATTTTCATTTGCTTCTCCAAGCAGGGGAGAGACCGAAGCCTCTCCCACATCGTTGACATTCTATACAAGATAGGATAAGTTTATAGTTATGACACTGGCACCAAAACTGATTAAACAGATTTGGCTTACAGTTTCACAGAACTCTCCATTCTCACATATTGTATCACGAACTTTGATAGCGATTGCTTTCATTTTAGTTTATCTCCAAGACTTTCCTCTTAGAATCTGGAGTTCGTGATAAGTGGATTGTCAGTAATCCGTCTTGTAGATTTATTTTATCTACTAATAGGTCGGCGTTCAGAATAAATCTTCGTTCAAAAGATTTTAGACTAAGACCTTGATGAACGAACTGCTCATCATCACCTAGTTTGTGTTCCTTTTTACCCTTGATTTGAAGTTCTTTGTTATCAAAAACAATCTCCAATTCATCTTTTCTCCAACCGGGCACTGCGATTTCTATACGATAATCGTTGTTCCCTGCTATTAAGTTATATCTAGGATAGCTACTCTCCGTATAAGACGGGAGGTTAGGCATATCCAATCCAAGCCAAAACTTACTTAAATCTATACTCATTTTTTATCTCCATAATTCCTTTTCAGTAAATATTCACATCTCCTTTCGGTAGACGCACCAATACGTAAGTGAAACCTATCACTTACAAAATAATTATATCAAAAATTAACCTTGATGTCAAGAACTATTTTTCATCATCAAAAGACAGAAGTCCTTTTTCCTCTAAAAAATCAATTGTTCCTCTTATGCCAATCTGTTTTCCAAAGTAGTATGCACCTACTGTAAACCAAATTAACACTATTATATTGCTTATATCATTATTCATAGATAATATTATAACAACTTTGTGGGCTTGAGTCAAGACAAATATTTAACATATCTTAAAATAGTTCTTGACATTTGTTTCTAATTTTAGTATAATATATTTATAAATAAAAGGAGATAGAATGAGTAATACTACTACATTGCGTCAAACACATTCTGATTTCGGTGGAGGTCAAACCATCTTTAGTAAAGGTGCAAGAGACATAGAAGCGAATCTGAATAGTGTAGTTCCACTCGTAATGGAACAATTAAAAGAGGACTACCCTCATTACACAATAGAACATCATAAAAATATTCGTAAGGATAGCAGTTTCTATGATTTAATGGGATATGAACTTCACAACCCCAATGCTAACATCAAACCTGATGGTGGCATGATTACAATAAATGGTTATCCTGTGTTCTTTGGCGAAGTCAAAAATCAGGGTACGAATCACCTAAGAAAACGAGAAGGATTACCTAGACAAAGTATGGGTAATGGCATTGAGCGTATCTACAAAAACATTGTAGAGATTTCACACATTATGAAAAACTACAACTGTGTGCCTTATGTTATCTTTGTGCAAGGTTCTGACTTTCATCAAGGCAGTTCAATCATTGATAGACTTTCAATGCTCTCGCCTTTCAATACACTTAAAAAAACAGAAACAAGTGTGTTTATTAAAATTAACGATAACTGGGATGATGAACCAAAGACATTCTCTGCTGCAGAAATGTATGATATTACATTACAAAGATGTAAAGAGAGTCTTTCACATTACAAAGCGAGGTCACTGAATGTCTAATTGGACACAAGAGCAAAAGGACTTTCTTAAAAGGCACTACGGAAGTTTGCCTATTGAAGAACTTGCAAAGAAACTTGACAAGAGTGAAACAGCTATCTATTCAAAAGTATACTACTTGAGAAGGCGTGGTTGGACATTTGGAGGTGACAATGCCAAGCGTTAATCTAAAAGGAATGAGCTTTGAAAAAGGACTAAGGATTTTTCGTAAGAAAGTAATGAACGCTGGTATCAAAGAGGAAGTGAGAGAACGTAAGTACTACACTAAACCTAATGATACTAGAAATCAAAAGAATAATTATAGGAAGCGAACACGAGAACTCGAGAAGCGAAAGTTATTTGAACTCGAAAGAAGAAGAAGAATCACATCAAATCGTAGATAATTTCGCAAGATAGTTGAGTTGCAACATTCGACAACTCGACTATCTCTCCAACAGAAAAATATTTTTTCGATACTAAAACTCATACCAATCCAATCAAACATACCCCTTCGAAAAACACTTCTTGATTTCTGTTGAAAAGTATGATAAAATAAATACATAATTTGATATACAGTCAATACAAACTACCAATTACACTCGTTAGTCCTAACTGATGAATGATGCTTGAGTGAAGCGTAAGCGAGAACGAAAGCAGAACATCTAATCTAGGACAATGATAGAGTGTAGATTGTATAATCAATATCAACAAGATACAACCAAGTATCGCTAAAGTCAACATCAACGACTTTACTAAAACCCACATTAACCACTAATTACTACAAAACCTTTTCAACTCAACACAACTTCCGCCAACCGAAATTATTTTAAGCAATAAAAAACCCCAAACAAGTTGGGGCTAATTACTTCAATTTCGTACTTGGCTTCCTAGTTAAAACCAACCACCTCTAGTGCGAGGTATATTTTCGTTTTGAACT